GATGCAGACCCTCTGAGGTGTGAGAGAGATACTTCTCTACCATCTTCGTGACCTCGATCACCTGATGGCCTACGTAGATGACTGACAAGTAGTAAGCCTATGCCTGTCTCTTCAACAAGAGAACGTAGCTTGGTCATAAGAATATCAATAGACTTACGCTCATCTCCATTGTCTTCTTGACCTGATACTAAGATAGATAAGTGATCAAGGAATACCCACTTACATCCTAAACCTTTAGCCATGTACCGTACTCTGCCTAGTATCTCATCGTTAGAGATAGAACCAAAGTGATCAAAGGCAAAGAACCTACCAGTACCTACAGTCTTTTCTTGCCATACTTTTAACTGATCCCTAGTAAACTGATCTCTAATCTCTTTGATATACAATCTTTGGTTAGCTTCAACTGACATGATGTTGAAGGCAGTGTTGCGTATGTTTTCTTCCATAGCTAGGACACCTATGTTATCCTTACTGTTCACCATAATGTGATGCATAAGCTCACGTATGATACTAGACTTACCCATGCCAGCACCACTAGTGAAGGTTACTAGCTCACCAGTACGCATACCATATGTCTTCTCATTGAGTGCATTCCAAGGATAAGGAACTGTCTCACAAAACTTTTCATCATACAGGCTATCACCTAGTTCATTAAGGTTTCTAATACCTGCTGGTGTGAAGTCTTTAGCATCCCACCATTTGTCTGAGAACTTCTGACGTTGATTAGTCTTAAGATATTCATTGGCATCTTTTAGTTCTAACTTAACTACCTTACATTGATTAGGTTCAAAGAGTGTAGCACATTTCTCTGATGCTTCATGTCCAGCTTTATCATTATCAAAACATAATACTACGTGGTCAAACTTACTGAGATAGTCGAGAGACTTTTGACAATTCTCAAAGGCAGATGCAGCACCATTCTTGATTGATACAACAGGCCACTTAGATCCTAGCATCTCATAAGCAGACATAGCATCTATCTCACCCTCACATACTGTGATATATTTCTGTGGCTTATTGAATAGGTGTTGACCAAAGAGTACTGAACTAGATAGGTTACCTTCAGACCAGAACTTTTTATTCTGTACCTCTCTAACCTTAGATGCAATATGGTTACCACTATCATCTACATACTTATAGATGTGATGTGTTGTCATGTTACCCGTCTTCTTAATCTCTACACCATATCTCTGTGCAGTTTCTTTCTTGATCCTTCTCTCAGGTATGTCAGATAGGATACCTCTAGTCTTGATTGTACCACTAGCAGGATTGCTCATGGGTATTACTCTTGACTCTTGTTGCATATTATTTCCTTTCTTGTAAACTTTACATACATAACAAAACGTATGACCATCAGAGTATGTAGCATTACCATCACTTGAACCACACTTCTCACATTCACCCATTCGTGCTGTATCAGACATGATAAACTCCTATATTTTTTTGAGAGTATACTTTACATCAGGTGAGTATCCCATTGCAACAGTTAATGAGTTACGATACTCTAGCTCTTCTTCAGCTATCTTTTGTGAGCTATATCTTTCAACAACAATATTACCTACATCTTTCTCTAGGACTAATGCCCATTTATTTTTCTTCATATTCTTGTTCCCATAACTCATTAACAAAGCTCACCTTCTCTTCCATAATGTCTTGGAGTTCTATCTTAGCAAAGTGATTAGCTTCAGTGCGATCATATCCTTCATCTTCATACTCACGTAGAAGTCTTTTGAATATAGATCTTCTTTCTTTTTCCCATAAATTTTTATCCATCTTTCTCTACCCATTTAGTTCTATCAGATAAACCTTGTTCTCTTCTTAGTTTAGTATTAACATCTCGTAGTTCTTGTAGCTGTATCTTTAATGTTCTAATCATATCATGTAACTTATTCTCTACTTCTAAATGATTCTTAACCATAGCATACTCCTATTGTTTTCCTTTGTCAACATAAAAGATATGTGATCCAACCCTACCTAACTTAATAAAGGTAGGGCTACGTGACCAATGAGGTGACACTTCCCAAGTGTGGTAGTGTGTAGCTCCCATTGTTTGCTCTAACATAACACCTTGTAATATCAATTCAGATGTATCCATAACTTCTAAGAGGGCATCCAACTCTTTATAATTTTCTGACTTACCATCACAGTAGTAACTGAACTGACATCTATTTCTTATTAAGTTTCCTTTCCATTTCTTAGCTTGATGTACTACACCACAAACAGTGTTGGGATATCTTTTATCCTTAACCCTTTGTAATATAACATTTCCTACAGCTATCTGAGATATGAATCCTTCTGACCTAGCCTCATGATAGATAGCTTCTACCATACACTCAATGTCATACTCAATAGCTTTAGCTTTATCTATAGTTAAAATAAATGCTATCATAAAAACAAATAACATTAGTACATAGTACAATATAAATCTCAATGCAACCTCACAATCTTTGTATCATAATTAAGTTCATCTTCTAAACCTAAATGAGATAAGAATCTTACAGCATCCTCTTCTTTCTTAAACTGTTTAACTTTTAATTCATGTTCGTCTGGTAAGATAGATATGTTTTCTATGTCAAGTGGATCTATATCTTCCTGTATTATTATATACGACATTATAATAATAACAATACAGGATATATAAGTGTACCTAAAAAGATTAATACTTCCATGTTATATTCCTCCTACATTTTCTCTCATGATATCATTATGATTAAGTTCTGTCCAATAGATTTCTAATGCTTCAGTCTCTTGATGTGCCATGAACTGGTGGTACTCACCTGCTGGTACGATAGATAGGTCACCTGCATTTAGCCATGTGCTATCCACTAGCTTATAGTCTTTCCATCTCTTGATCTCTAGCTCACCAGAGATAACATAGAAAGCATTGATCTTAGATTGATGAGCATGTTTACTACAGTACCCACCTAACTCTATGTTGATACGATGTATCTCTACGGCTGGTGATTGTAGCAGTGGGATAGTCTGACCCCATACCTTACCTTCTTTAATCATGGTTAGTTTCTCCTAAAATATTTAGCACATAATCTGAAGAGCAATTAAACCACTCACTCTTTCTTTGAATACCTTCATCATCTAAACGTGAATGGATATTCTTTTCAATTTCCTTACGATTTTCAAAGTATTCGTAACCTTCTAATTTATATTCCCTCTTAGGACATCCTGTATTATAAGTAGATAATCTACGATCTGGATCACGACTATGCCCTACCTTAATCCAAGGAGACATTAAAGGATGAGACATCACATATACAAATCCCGGTGTTAATTTGCTTTGTTTGTTATCAGATTCTTCATATATTTTTCTATCTTCATCTCGTAGTTTCTGGACTAAAGGATTTATAATCTTTAATAATTTAACGTTATTAGGATTATGTCCGGGATAATCTGGATGTGTAGAGGATACTCTTCTTCTTACCCCATCAGAACAAACAACAGTTACCCTTGTCCGATCATACTTTTTCTTAGTCTCTGGATTATCTTTATACCATTTTTGTTTAATCATGCAACTTCTCCTTTATTTATGTCCAAAATGATCCATCTCATCGTAAGAAAGACCTGAATGTAAACATCCAGTGGGGGATAAATCACAGTTAGGATAAGAAAAACATCCTAGATGTGGATCTATTTCTTCAAAACTAGTACACCCACATTCAGGACATCTCTTTTCTATTTTTTTACTTGTAGAATCATATTCATATTCACACTCTAAACATCCCCAATATTTAGTTATTCCATCAATTCTATATGGTTCATCAGTCATTAGTCTCTCCTTTAAGTAGTTGTAGTGTACTTGATATTCTCCACTGAGCCTCAGATAATTTCTGATAGTCAGACATATACATGTCACCTTCTAACTCATGTAAGTTTCTAACAGGACTAGCAACACATCTATCTAACTCTTTAAACAACTCAAGCATAGTAATATCTTCGTGACCCCACTTAACCATTGTCTGTGGTTGTTTTATCTTTTGCATTATCTTTATCCTTTTGTTTAAGTTTATAATAAGTATCAGGGTTGTCTACAAATACATCATGGTTGCACATGATACATGAGATAGGTTCCAACCCATCCCAATGTACACAGCCACAGTTACAGCAAGTCC